GGGGTTCTGAATTGTTAAAAAATTAACTTTTCTTAGAGCCACCAAAAGTTACACGAGTTTGTCTATCAACATTGATAGGCATACTTGGGTGCTGTTCCTTCATGAGATCGTTGTCTACTGCTTGATCTTGCTCTTTACCTTGCTCTGAATAGTATTGAGCTCTAGATTGTGCAATCTCTTCCGGTACCCTTGTCAGCACAAGGCCACCAACTCCGATCACTCCCGCGTATTTACCTTCTCCAATGACTGGGTAATCTGAATCTGGGTATTCATCAGAACGAACTAATTCGTATCCTGATCTTAATCTTCCAGCGACATTTTTAGTGTCTTGGAAACCCATAGATTCTATTCTCACCCATCTATGTCGAAACCCATTTGGGGCCGGGGGTGCATCTAAAGATGACGGTGGAGTCCAAACTTTTTTTCGAGAATCTTTTTCTCTAGTTTGACTCGCACGAGAAGCTCTTTTTTCGTTTTCGTTACTCATATGCTTTACTCCTTCGTGATTAAATTTAATTGTTTCGCATATTCTTCTAGCGGCACACCAAGTTTATTAGCAATTGCTACCTGAGACGGTGTGAGTCTAACAGATTTGCGACCAGGTTTACTACTTCTGTTAGCCGAAGCTACAACTTGAGTAGGTTTGCTAGTCGTATTTCTATTTACACTATCAAATTTATGCGGGAATTCAAGCTTTATTCTTTTATCAATTTCAGAATAATACTCGTCCGTTTGGGGGTCATAACCTTCCTCTTCAACAAGCTTTTTATGCAAGCTGAAAGCGGTATAAGTCATAGCCTCATCTTGACCAAACCATGTGTTCTTACTCGCCCATTGTTGAGCTTTTGGATCTGGATTGATCGGTTGTTCCTGAGTTTGAGCAGGTTGAATTTGAGGTTGTCTTACCTCAGTTTCTTGTGCTTTTGGTTCAGGTCTAGCTTTTATTTCAGCCAATCTTGCTTCTTCATATCCTAATTTAGATATTTCAGTTTGAGCAGCAATCTCAGCTTTCAAATCGCCATCTTCTCTAGCTTTAGCTAATTTACTAGCTGCGGCTTCCATAGAAGATTTAATCCTATTTTCCATTTCAGATACATAACCTGTATCCAATTTAGAATATCTGGATTTAAGAAGTTCTTGCTCAGTTTGAACTCTTTTTGCGTATTGCAAAGCAGCTTCTTCTCTTCTCTCTGCCTCACGCATTTTTCTAGTTAACTTTGCTATTCTTCTTTTAACTCCTTCGGAGTAATCTTCTAATTCTTTCTTTTTGTCTTCATTAGCTTTCGCTTCTGTTCCTTGGTCCGTGGTTGTGTCTGCTTGAACAGTAGACTGCTCATCAGGTTTCTCAGCTGAGTCATTGGACTCAGTATTGTTTTCAGTGTCATTTGATACCTCTATGTTTAATTCAGGTGTTTGTTCCTCCGGTAATTCAACCTCGGCTCCTGGACCTGATGTATCTATGTCAACTGTTTTTTCTTCTGCGTTTTGCATAGTATCCTCCTATGTTAAAATTGGTGGAAAATATCTTCCGGGTTTTCCACTGTGGCTAATACTTCATCATCATTTAGAAGTCTAACCTCCCCGCCTTCTATTTGGATTCTGCTCCCTGCATATCTTGCAAAGATTATCCAATCACCCTTCTTGCACCAAGGACCTTCAGGAAATTTTTCCTTGTCATAACAATGTGGTCCCATATCAAGAACGAGTCCGCAGGTTGAAGCAACTTGCGATCTTTCAATAGACTCATCGGCTAAATAAATTCCACCTTTAGTTTTTTCTTTTTGTTTAAAAGGTAAAACTAACATTCTCCAACCCGTAGGTTTAGGAAGTTTACTAGCCTCTTTGTCTTTTATTGAATTATGTTTATCAATAGCTTCTTCAGCTTTTTTATTTTCTTCGTTGTATTTTTCTTCAAGCGCTAATTTAATTTTTGGGCTTTCCGAAGTCGACGACGTTTTCTGGTCTTTCAGTTTCATGTTTTTTATCCTCCTTTGGATTTAGCAGGTTTGAAATCTCCTGATCGATTAATTGATAGGCATGTGCCTGTCCTAACATGTACTTATAATTTTCCATGTCTTTTACTCCACCAGCAACCATAGCATCACCTATTTGCTGATAAGAATCTCTTAAGTTTCTTCTAAGTTTAGTTACAAATCCTTCGAATGTAAGTGCGTCTTTTGCCATTAGCAGTTCCATTTTCTAAGACTCTTGTTAATCCTAGAATTTGGGTCACGTGCAGTTTTGGCAGATGTTAATCTTTTTTTCATACCAGTCATACGCGCGCAGAAACTCTTTCTACGATTAGCAGCCTTAGAACCTTTCTTTAATTTAGATGGTTTCGTTGTTACAGCTGTTTTTAACTTTGAACCAGGATTAGCTGCTCTATAAGATGCAACTCCCTTTTTGTTCAAACCTCCTGACGGAGACTTTCCTTCTTTTCTTTGCCATGCAGCAGTTCTTGCCATTATTTACCTTGTGATTTTTTAATAGCTTTTGCTGTTGGTGCACCTTTAGTTCCAGGTTTTCTCATCTTCTCACCTGAACCGGCAGCAATTCTTTTTTTCTTTTGCTGGATATTATACCAAAGACCTTTCTTTGCCATTTTACCAGATTTAGTTTTATGCATCTTACTTGCCATACTTCATACTTCCTTTTTTATAGCCCATTCGTTTTGCAACTTCAGGTGCTTTCTTTTTTAGCATTCTAATGCCTTTTCCTTTTTTACCTGCAGGTATTTTCTTTTTCATATTATACCCCTTCGCCTGATTTATTTCCATGCGCATTTTTACAACCACAATCATGGTCGCATTTGCAAGGAATAATTTTTAAAAGTTTACAAACTGCCCATCTGATTAAATCAAGAATATTACAAGCTAACCAAATAGACCAATCTTTTATTTTATTTAATATACTCATTATTTTTTTCCTCCTAAGTGTTTTAATTCCGTAGCTTTAATTCCATATACAGCTCCAACGACTGCTACCCATAATGAAATTATCCACCATGGCATTGTTTGTAATTTTTCAAAATACAAATCTAATTTTTGACCAATCTCTTCATCTTCTGCAAAAACAGAATATGCAAGCAGGAACAATGGCGATGAGAGAATTAATAAAATAAATTCGTCCTTCCAGTCGCCTTTTTGATTTTGAGCAATCTGCCCAGTAAATTCTATTTCTCCGGCTTTCATTTTTTCTGCATGAACAATTTGTGCCTCTGACATTATAATTTCAGATTTTTTCTTATTCTTATAAATCTCAGCACCTGTTTTTAACGCCGTGCCTATTAGACTCCACGGAAACATAAAATTAGTACCAAGTAGCTGTTTGTTTTTTTAAAGTTTTTGTACCTTTAACAACTACTTTTTCGCTTTTACCAGCTTTAGGTGTTTCGATTTTCTTTCCACCTTCTGGAGCACCTACTTCGTAATCGCATTTAGGCATTGATTTAGATTTTTTCATCATTTTTTCCTCTTCTTAGATAGTTTAGCTTCAGATAATGCAATTGCAATAGCTTGTTTTGGATTTTTTACTATTTTTTTAGATTTTCCGCTATGCAATTTACCTTTTTTAAACTCTCTCATGACTTTTGCAACTTTTTTCTGACCTTTTTTCATTAATTTGGCTCCTGTTGTTTTAATGCATGTTGTAAAACTGTTTTTTCAATAGAAGTATCAGCTCTTAAGTTAGCTAATTCTTCATTTTGATCTAGTTTTTGCTGATCTGTCATTTGATTCATCATTGCTTTCATCTTATCTAGATTAATTCTCTGTTCATCTTGCTCTTTTCTTCTATAATTTTCTTGTGCTCTGATATCCAGTTCTCTAGATTTTAATTTAGCAATTGGATCATTACCAAAATCACCATTAATTTTCTTTTCTTCTTGTAAATATTCATCTGTCATTTCAGCAATCAATACTGCTTTTCTAGATTCAATCTTCATATTAATTTGCATAGCCATTTGTTGGATCTGTGGGTTTTGCATTGCCGCAGGATTTTGTTGCATAGCTTGTAATTGCATAATCTCTTGTGCAAATTCCATTTCAACTTGTTCTAAAGCCATTAAAGAAATATGTTCAAAGATATTTTTCTGTAAAGATGCTGCAATCACTGGATTGTTTTTTGCAATATTAGTTCCCATAAAATTTAAATGAGAAGTTATATGAGCTCTATGGTCTTGTCCTTTGAAAGCTTGGAATGGTATACTACTTAATGCATCAATATGTTCTAATGATGGATCTTTAGGCATTGGTTGTTGGGGTTTTTTTAAAATTAAATCGATATTTTTTACACCCAATGCTTCATACATATTTCTATAAGCTTGATATAAATTATGAATTTGTGGATTCGATTGAGCTAATTGTAATTCAGTTTGTGCTAAAGATATTCTTTGAGTTTGAGAAAATATATTTGGATCTGCAACAGGTAAAATATCTACTTTATCATCAAAGTCAGTTTGTTTAATTACTCTTTGACCACCGACTACATCGTATGGGTACTCTGCAGGTAGATAAAGTTTAAATACTCTAGCTAATAATTTAAATTCATTTTTAAGACCAACATACAATCTTTTGTGAATTGCACTCATTGTTCGTGATCCACGTTCAAGCAATGCAACAGTCGTCCCCACTGCAGCTTGTTGATTACCCTCACCTACTTGCATGTCAGCTATAGATGCAAAACGCTGACCAGCTTGTACGACGACACCCATAAGTTGAAGAAGTGTTGCACTTGGCTCTTTGAATGGTAATGTCATAAAAGCATCTCTTATGTTTCCACCAGGAGCATCTACATCTCTGAATTCACCAGGTTGTATTGATTGTGCATCATCTCTAATTCTGATTCCTCTTTGCTTAAATCCAGCAGGTAAGTTTGATAATGTACCAGCATCTAATAATGATCTTAATGCTGATGTTGCAGTTCTAGATAATCCACCGATCATATGGATTAAACCAAATCCATAAAATCCTAAACCAGGTAAAAATTTAAAGTGTACAAAATAAGAAATCTTTTTTCTTAACGGATCACCAATTTCATAGTTTCTTCTAATTGATAATACTTCACGAGAGTTTTCTTCGATCGTTACAATATAAGGTAATTTTATACCAGTCACTTCCCCATCGGGTCCTCGATCTTCAAAACCTTCGATGTCTAGATTAACATGACATTCAAGTAATGTGAAGATGTCTTCATTGTTTCTACCTGATTGTCTCATGCCTTCTATTTCAAGTTCTTTTTTATCTAAATCAGTTTCGTTGTCATAACCAGGAGTTAAATCTATATCTCTATAAAATCCTCCGACTTGTTGTTTTCTTAAATCATTTCCAGAAGTTTTAATTCGATGAATAATTGATTCCGCATCATCTAATGAGGTAGCTGTATACGGAACAATTAAATCATCAGCAGGAACGAACTTGGATACAGCTCTTCCTAGTAATTCATCGTAGTAAACTTTTTTAAATGCAGAACCTGATGGAGGTAAATAAAATAACATTTGATCAAACTCACTTTCATACTCTGGCATTTGATCCATCAATTGATAATTCATAAATTCTTTTACTCGTTCTGCTTGAGTAGATTTTTCTTGAGATGGAGCTCCAATAACTTGAGTTCTTACAGGTCCTTGAGCCGGGAGCAATTCTTTATAAGCCAATGCTTGGAATTGCGTGACTGCTTCTGCTAGAACAGGATGAGTTGCACCTGATGCTCCTTGGAACGGTTCTGTTTTTTGTTCATATTTAAATCCTAAAAGATCTAAACCTTTTACATAAGCTTGTTCCCAATCTTGTCTTGAAGATTTATAGTCTGAATAATTTTGATGTAATTCTGAACCAAGAGGATTCAATATTTCCTCGGGTAGTAACTCTGCTAGATTGTCATAATGATTTTCTGTTTGAGCCTGGTTGAAGGCTCCTGGTTCAAAATTAATTTCTACACCACCATCTTCAGTGGGTGTAATTTCTGTTTCACCTACATCAGGTAAATCTTCTTGTATTTCAATATTTTCTTCGACCGCTGTTTCAGGTCCTTCTATTTCAATTTGTTTTTTAACTTCGTTTGGAAGTGCTTTGTCTATTGTCGCCATTAATTTTCTCCAATTTTACATCTTTAACAGTATTATACTCAATATTCAAGCCTTGTGATAAAGGTCCTGATTTAGGAGGTGTTGTTGTAGTAAGTTTTCTATACTTACTTGGGTGTTTCCATACAAATGTCATTTACCAATAATAACTTCTTTTTTTTCTGGGTAGTTGTTCTTCTTTATAGTCTTCTGGATGAATAATCAACCCCCCTTGTCTAAATCTCATTAAAGCTTGTGTTGTACTATCTACTAAGTCATCATGATCTCCATATGGAAACGATGCACATTCTTCAATTACTTCTTGAGCAAATTCTCTTTGTTTAGGAGCCCAAACCATTCCGGACTCAAACAGTGGGGCTACAGAATTTACACGGCTGTGTTTGTCGTTACCTTTAGAGGGAGAAAAATTAACGACAGGTATCCCCATCTGTCTGAGTTCGTAGGTTAGTGGAAGACCAGAAGCTTTGGCTTCAACTAAAACTGTCTCAGGTTGCCAATAGTCATATTGTTCTTTTGCAACCCTTCTTAGTTCAGGAAATTCCAAACGTTCTTTTAATGCATCAAGTAAAATTATATGTTGAGGATCTCCTTCATTTTCTGCAAAGACTCCCCAAGTAGTGATAGCACTAAAGTCAGCAGTTTCTTTTTTTAAAAATGCAGTATCATAACTTTGAATAACATGAAGTAATGGAGGTAAATAATCTTTATCCCAATCTTGCCACCATTCTCTTTTTAATAATGCACCTTCTTCTGCAGTTGGATTTTGCATATACTGTGCATTCCATTTTGCAATACCTGCAGATGCTTTTACTTTTTCTAATTCTTCTAACTTCCAATACTCTGGCCATACTGGTTTTCCTGTTGGCATGATTGCAGGAAACTCAATTACTTCCCATTGATCAGCTTTCTCTTCTTTAGCTCCAGCATTAACTAGTTGTGCTGTTAAATCTTTTGTAGACCATCTTGTCATTACAACCACAATAGCTCCACCTGGTTGAAGCCTTTGCCTTGGTCCTGAGGTATACCATTCATATGCATTATCAAATGCTGTAGGTGAATTTACATCTTGCTCAGAATGTGGATCGTCAATAATTAATAAGTCAGCACCCCTCCCGGTCACCGCACCTTGGACACCAACTGCAAAGTATTCACCACCTCCGTTTGTTTCCCAACGGCCCGCGGCTTTAGAATCTTCTCTGAGTCTTGTTTGAAATAAATCCTGGTATTCTTGTGAGTCAATTAATGTTTTAGCTTTTCTACCAAAACGAATTGCAAGTTCAGCTGTGTGAGTTGCTTGAATAATTTTTAAATTAGGTCTGTTACCAATCATCCATGCAGGTAAAAAATAAGATGCAAATTCAGATTTAGTATGTCTAGGTGGCATGTTAATAATTAATCTTTTACATTCTCCACTTAAGATTCTATTAAATGCATCTGAAATTTTTTTATGATGGTACCCTTCAATAAATTCTGGCCAAGTATATTTTACAAAAGATAAAAAATCAGAACGATATTTAGATTGTGTAGATTTTTTTACCTTAGTTAAAATATCTAATTTTAATTGTCTTCTAACTTTCGGATCTGCAATTTTATTTATTTGTTCTAAATTAAGCATAATATTTAATTATGGTACCTAAACAATTTTTTTACCCCTCCCCCCTCTTTAAAAAAAGTAGGTTTGGATTTGTCTAGGTTAAAAACTATTCTATACCATTCTCTATGTAAATCCAAGTCTAAAGCATACATTTAGGATCCCTATATTTTGATTTATACCCCTCCCCCCTTTTAAAAAGTTCGACTTTTGACTTTGGCCTGGTACCTCTATCTATTGTGGGTGGGACCCGCCCACATGCACTCCCCACCTGCGACACTTTGTCGCACCTACTATATCTAGTGGGTGCGACGTTATGACATATTGACTAGCCCATGCAACCTATACAGTAGCCTTCACCTTTAAAAGATTTAGACCACTCGCCAGGCTTCACGGCTTGACTACACCCACGACAAGTGTTCGTTTGTTGGCACCACTCGAGCGCCTTGGTCAAGGCTTCTTTTTTAGAGAAGCCCTTGCCAATAAACTCTTCCTTTTTTAGATCAACTAAAGTTCCCATTATAATTGACTCCATTTATTATTTTCATAATAGTACAATTTAGTATGACCACTATCCGCTTCCATTTTGTCTAATGGTTCAAAGTCAATTCCATTCTTTGAATAATAATAACCCTCGGTTTTATCAAGGTCATCATCATCAACTGTATAGAATTCAGTACCATTCTTTTTAATAAACTCTTTGGCCTCTTTGATTTCATCTTCATTAAAGCCCTTGTCATTTATTAAATAAGGTCTTCCAATTAACCTAGAATTAAAAGCGTCTTTAAAAAAATAAATGTATTCAAAGTCTTCTAATATTCTCTTCATTATTCAACCTCTGGAAATGGTAGTTCTAATTGAGAGTAATTAAAGTTTTCATCTTTTTTAATTACTTCTCTTTTATCTAACTCATTGTCCCATTGTGCTGTGATACGAGCTTTATTATCTTCCATATCTTTTTTAACTAATGTTAAAACTTCATCTAACGTATCAGCTATTCTATTTAATGATTTTGTTATGTCGTTTATGTTTGTCATATATTCCTTTCGTTATGGGATAATAATTACATTATCCCATAACCATTGTCAAGTGTTAGTTTTCGTTTTTTATGTTAGGTAAAGCTGTTAAATCTTGGTTCCAACTTAACCCTATTTTTTTACTTACTTCATTTAAAGCAATGGCCAGACTATCTGGTGTTCCCGCTTCCATGACAGTATCCAAGGCTTTTTGTTTTAACTGTTTTAACTGTCTTAACCTTGCGCCTTCTGGTCTTCGCTCTAACTCTTTTTCAGCTTGATTTGAAGACCACTGTCTTAACTCGTCTTTACAATCTGAAAGTGTAAGTTTCTCATCCCTCCAACTACTTCCACCATTTCTGAATTTATAACTTAATTCAGCTTCTTGTGGTTTTTTCTTTGTAAAGAAAGTTAAGGCCGTTGCTCTAACTTCTTCTAATCTTTTTTCAGCATCTTCAAAGGCCTTTATTATTTTATCCGCGCCAATCTTTTTTGAAAGTTTGGAAACAGCAACATCAGTCGCTTTTGTTTTAAACTGTTTTACCAACAGTTCTTGGTCTTCGATCAATGGATCAAATTGTCTTCTTACTTTTTCTTTGAAGTGATCTAATTGATACTTCGTCATTGCTCTTGTCATATGTATTTCCTCCATTTGTTAAATACACATGTGTTTTAAAACACATGTGTTCGCATTACCATTTGACAAATTGTCGCAGTTTTTGTTTTTTTATTAGGGTGGGCCCCGCCCACATGCACTCCCCACCCATGCGACAATCTGCGCGTTGATCTGTATATTGGTTGTGATATTGTGATCATGAGTGGCGGTTGACTGCTTTAAGGTGTGCACACCATCAACCACTTGATCCCTGATCCCTTGTGGAGCAGATAAGATTATGCTGAGATAAAGTAATATTGATCAATATGAAAAATCTCAGATGTTAAGTGCACGGCACGCAAGGGATCTGGGATCAAGAACCAGTCCAGTAGGGCAAAAAGTACGAGATGCCTGTCATGGTGGTACTCTGAGTTTTTGGTCTTAGTGTTCGATTGTGGGGTTGTACTACACTTAAAATTGGGAAACCCTCAAGGTGATACAGCAATCCTGTTGTCGCGAGAGTGACAGCTAAAATACTGTGCTTATCCTTTATCCGCTAACGCGGGGGAAAGCTAGACCATAGAACTCTAGCCGATAAGCGAGTCCATAACTTCTGGACTTAAATATTATGTTGTTAATGCGGTAAGCATTGTAATCTTATCGAGAATGGCGGAGAGAGATTAAAGGCTCATCCGCCATTTTTTTTATTTCTTTTTTTATGGGTGGGCCCCGCCCACAAGCTCTTCTCTGCCTGCGTCAATTTGGCCAATATTCACGGCTCATGAATCTGTTAAAACTTAACTATGAATAAAAAAGAATTAAAAGAAATTACAGGGTCATTTAGTAAACCCTCAAAGATGCCAGGTTATAGCTACGGCCTGCCCGCGTGGGAGTGTAAGACAGGCGGCAAACTTGCTTTAATTCCTGGTACTGTTTGCTTTGGCTGTTATGCTAAGCGTGGTTTTTATTCTATGTATAAAGGCGTGAAGGCTGCGCAATACGTCCGATTAAAATCTATTACTAGACCTTTATGGGTTCGAGCTATGGCTGCGCAAATTAATTCTTTTAAGTGTAAAGAATTCCGATGGCACGATGCAGGAGATATTCAAAGCATTAAACATTTATTAAAAATTTTTAAAGTTTGTAAATTAACGCCTAGCGTTAAACACTGGATGCCAACTAAAGAAGCTCAGTTTTTAAAACATATTCCAGTTAATAGAATTCCAAAAAATTTAATAATTAGATTATCAGGCACCAACGTTGACGGCGGTGCGGGTAAGTTTTGGAAGTGGACAAGTACTGTAACAACTGACCCTAAGAAGGCCACATGTCCAGCGCCAACTCAGGGCGGCAAATGTCTTGATTGTAGAAAATGCTGGAGCCGCAAGATCAAAAATATTGCATATTTAAAACACTAACCACGGAGAAAAAAATATGAGTAAAAAAGTATCAATTGAAAAAAATCAAAAACAGAATTTAATCTGGGCGTCTGGTCATTACCTATGTACTCACTTGCCACAAAATTTTGACACCTGGTCAAATCGCAAGCTGAATAATTTCTTAGAAAAAAATGCCTGGGAGCCTTTAGAGCACTGGCCGGCTGAAGATATCTGGGAGCAAATCGACAGCCTGGCCTACAGCGTCAAAGAAAATTACAGGAGGAAATAAAAAAATAAAATTTCATGAAGGCACAAGCATCAAGCAACATCAAGGCACAAGCTCCAATTAAGGGTGGGGGCCCGCCTACAAGCTCTTCCCTGGTGCGACAAATTGTCGCAGGGACAATGTGTCATATTGACAGGCATATTGTCGCATGGCCCGCGGTACAAGGTCACAGGCACAAGCTTGTGGATAACTTAAATTATTTTTTACGCTGCCTTAATTCTGCCGTATTGTTATGGGATATTGTAGGATGTCAAATTAACAACAATGGAGGTGAATATGGCATTACAATACGACTACACTGCCTTGGACACAGAAGGATGGACCAAGGAGCAGCACGACACAGCTGCAAATTTTTGCTGGACCATGATGGCTATCGACATGGGAACAGTTACGAAGGAAAACCAGGACGAGGTTATTTTCCGGATCATG